TACTAACAGTAATAGTTACACCGTTCTGGTATTGTGAGTAATCTGCCAAATTAGCTAAATTTATACTCTTAGTAACATCAAATAATTCACTACTGTTTACTTTTTCATCAAATTTACTTTTGACATCATATGCCAAGTTGACAACTCTGACCGCACCGTCCGCAAGATTAAAAGTATTGATAAACCCCTCTTCATTCGGCACTAAGTTATTTATAATAGCTGTAAGAACTTTGTTCTGTACAGGATTAACGCTCTTAGCATCCAGTGCAGTATCGGTAAGCACAGCTCCACTCTCGGTCAGAGCAATGACACGGGACAATATGTCTAATAATTCGGGATAATAGTCAGAGGTAGTAATATCACCGTCATAATCGCTGTGAGTGTTTATTACAAACGGCTGTGTAGAGTAGGTACGAGTACCGTCTGTAAGCACAATTTTAGCAACCGTTCTGCCGGCGGATGAAAGCATAGCTTTATCTGTGGTTACAGTAACAATATTTTTTGCTACTGTAGCATTTACAGCAAAATAGTTACTGCCGCTTTTACCTTTGCACACAGCTGTCGCACCTGTTGCATCATAAGCTTCACCATCAGCGGTAAGGTTAATTTTAATCTGTCTGCCAATGTCATATTGCCCTGCTGAGATTACTATGGGAGTAGCCTGACAGTTTAAATCAAGCGTAATTTTAGCAACATAATCATTCATTGGTGTGCTCCTTTTCCATTGCTGTAACCTCGCCTGTGAGTTCGGCGATTACCTGTGATTTAATATCCACAAGCACTGATGACATTATGCCGTCAATAAGGCTTGCCGGAATACCGTATTTACTTACAATTGCATTAACAGCGGCAATAAGTTCAGACCGTGCTGATTGTAATGCTAATGGACTAAGTTTCGTCTGCATTTTTATCCTCCTTCTCCTTGATATCTACCGAATGAATATCTTTTGACTGTTCACCCGGTCTTGATTTGTCATTGTCAGATATTTCTTTTGTATTGATTATAAAATCCATTTTGCCTCCTTATAAAGTAAGGGCAGTCAAAATACCGCTTTTAAAAGTCATTTTAAAAGACCTCCATGTTTTGGCTGTACCGTCCGAATTAAACGATGTCACATAATATCCCGAAAAACTGTCTGTTATTGAACCTCCCTTAAAGCCCCAATCATTCAAAATAGCGTTGTGTAAATAATGATTCTGTAAGTTAAGGTCACAACCTGTATGTAGTTGGTTAGCATCAAGCGACCCGATTTTTTTCGCGGCATATGTAAAAATAAGAGTGTATAAAGAATCAGTTGATTTCATACGATAACACCAATCCATAAATGCCGAACCGTTTTCGAGATTGAACGAAAGGTCACGCTTTGAAGTATCAGAAGCATAACAACCGGTACCTATGTAACCTACCCTAGTGCCTTTGTAGTAAAATTCTTGACCTGCTGAATTTAGCGACATTAGCTTTTTGCCGTTATTATCAAAAATATCATGTCCTGTTGATGACAAGCTCATCAGCTTTGTGTTTTGGGAATTGTACACATTTAGCTGTGCATTTTCAAATTTTATGTAATTTGAAAGTTTGTTCCAAGCAATTTTGATGTCATCGGCAGACTGTTGGAGAAGAGTACCCCACCTGTCCGAACCGACAACCTTGTTAACTTCAAAAAATAATCCCTCAGAGGTTTGCGTGATGACTGAGCTGTTGAGCGAACTTGCCCACGAATCAGAGACATGGAGAACGGTTGTGTCTAAGTCCTGTTTAATCTCATTTACCTTGTTATGGTCGTGCAAAGTTTGTGCGTCAAGAGCAGTAACCTTATTTTGCAATGTCTGTAACTTGCCCGTTACTTTGGCAGGTACAGTCGATAAAGTAACCGTGTTAAGCGTTGCATCGGCAGGGTATTCTTTAATCTCTACAATGCGGTAGTTAATCCTTGTCTTGCGTTTACGGTCAATCAGAGTAACCACATCATATAAATCAAAGGCAAGCACATCACCGTATGTGTCAGGCAACGTTTTTGCAAGGTCAATAACCTTAGCTGTATATGATTGCTCCGGCACAGCAAGCACGGCAAGTTTTGCTTTTGCATCGTCAAGCAAAGTTTGCTTATTGGTATAACGCTCATCTCGCCATATAGCTGATACGACCTTGTCAGTATAACTGTGATTTTCGAGATAATCCTTACCGTTGTTTAAACTTGCGATACTCAAGCCGTCCTTACCATAAGGATACAGCCTTGTGACGAGGCTTGTTGTACTGCCTTTATAGGTCATATCACTCAAGTTAAGTTCATCGGTAAAATATGTACCTGTCGGGTCGGTATTGTTGTATGGCTTTATACAGTAAATAACCTTGTTAATCGTATCAAAGCGGTAGCGTGTATTGTACGCTGTCGAGTTTTGGCAGTAATCAAGGATATCAAGCGTGGTAACATCAGTCAGCTCAAGCGTTCGGCGAGCTGACACAAGGTCGGCATCAACTATAGTCCAACCTGTTCCTTTTAAAATCTCCGAACATACGCTTGCAAAGCTTACGGTGCTTTTGTTATAAGTGGGGTAAACATTATAATTAAGTCCCGTGAGGTCAAGCTCACAGGTTATCGTGCTTACTGTTTTACGCTCGTTAATGCCGTTGATAAGATAACGCTGTCCGTCATACTCGACCGTACCATACAAAACAAAATACCTATATAATTCGTGGTCAGGTGAGATATCAAACTGCAAAGTCATCAAACCGTCCTCTGAACGAGTACGGAAAAAGGTGCTGTCAATGTCACGATACACCTTAATATCATCACCGTAAAATACCTTTAAAAACATCTTAAACACCTCCTAAACTAAATGTAAATTGGCGTATAAAACACAGAAATTTCAACATCTGACTCCGTTGAAGAAATAATATTTTTTCCCGGTTTCAGCACTGGGAAGTCAATCAAGTCAGAATCATTAAACTTATTTTTACCGTCCGCCGTTATAAGCCCTGCTACGCTGTCAATTACAACTGTCATACCTGATGTGACAGATTTAATTGTTACATCTGCCAATTTAACTTTGTTTTGAGTGTTTGCTATGCTGTTGTATTTGGCGGTAATAACAGGCAAGGTAGGTGTATTAGATTCGCAGATAATGTATCCGTTTGGTTTTACGCTTTGAGTTATTACAGCTTTATGTCTTACAGCATTAAATGTATATGTAACATCATGCTCACCACTGCTATCAAAAGTTGCGGCGGAAATGCTGTTGACAATTGCCGTGTAGATAAATCCGTCGGGGAGAGAAATTTCAACTACCTTGCCTACCAACAATCCCTCAAATGCGGTTATATTATTGGTTGCTATTGCAAGGCGGTCTGATACCGTCAAACCTTTTGCATTGTCACCAAGATAGTGAGGGTAAAAAGTCAAGGTCAAAGACAAAGTCCTTGTGCCGGGGACAGCCGAAAACAAGGTTGGTGCAGTCAAAATACTGCGAGAGGCAGAAAGGTTATTTGTAACGGTTGTACCACTAACCGAATAACTTTGTAAGCGAGCATTGTATGCAGAAACATCAACGCCGTTAATTGTCATTTCATTAAGCATTATCTACCCTCCCATGCAAGTTCTTCGGAAACATACGGAGTAAGGGCAACCGCTGTTTCTCTGCCGTCAATGTTGATTGAGGTGTGTATATCGCCTTTAAGTTTATACTTACGCTCGTTATCATCGCTCATCAGCTCGACATTGTGGTTTACATCAGCGGTAAATTTGGATCTAAGCATTGACTGTCCTGCAGACACTGCCGACCGCATTTTGCTGACTAAGCCGTCAGCCGATACACCTGCCTGCATACGCTCGGTAAATGTAGATGCCACCGTATCCGCCTGCTTATAAAGTTTTGGAGCTTCAGCATCAAGTCCATTTTCGCCACCTTCAAGAGTATAACCAAAAATCTTTTTAAAAACTTTTGACGGAGAGTGTTCGTCCAACATCCTGCGAACGGTGTTTATAAATCCCCCTGTGATTTCAACCGCCTTGAGATACAAGCTGTTCTTTTTTTCATCAAGTCCTTTAATTGCTCCTTCCATAGACTGAGAATAACTTTCCTTAGTATCCTTTGGCATATTTTTCATTGGTGTAAAGAAAGCATCAACAATTTCTTTGGAGTGTTCACCCGTTTTACCGGTATAGGTTTCATACAAACTTTCCAGTCCTAAAAATCCAGCCAGCTGCTTTTGATAATTATCATCATTCAGGATTTTGGTTTGTTGATTCCTTATTTCGCCTTGCTTTTTGGCGTGCCGAGTATTTTCATCAGTTATCTCTCGGTTTTTTGAATCAAGATATATTTTATATTTTTGAGCCGCAATTCTATTGTCCTTTTCTTCGGCGAGAAAATCATTTAAATCCCGGTTGTATTTGGCATCAATACTTTCAAGGTTATTTTTATGTGTTGTATTTTCGTCAGCTTCATCTTGATTTAATTTTTTCAAATCTTTGGTTGAATTCTGTAATACATTTGCTCGGTTATAGTAGCCCTTCTGAAGAATACTAATGGTATCACCGCAAACCTTATTAGCTTCATCGACAGCGGCTTTGTAATCCTTGTTGGCTTGTTCTCTTTGCTTGTTGTACCACTCTTCGGTATATTGTTTATCAGTGCCGATAAGTGCTCGTTTCTCGGCAAGCCAATTTGTCCTTTGTTCTTCGGCAGCTTTTATTGTATTATCCCTTGTTTGTTGAGCCGTAGCAGAATACTCTTGCGAATATTGTTCATACTCTTCAAGGCTCATATCGTGGTCAGCAACTAAATCCTTTGCCATATCTTTGGTTACATTTTGATACTGCTGTTGAACTTCTAATTGTTGATCCGCTAATTCTTTTTGCTTAGCAAAAAGATCGTCAAGTCTTTGAATTTCTTCATCGGTAAGTTCTGTACGCTTTTCTTTGGCAGTTCGTGCGATTTCCGTAATTTCTGTCTGCACGCTGTCCATTTTATCAGCAAGCTCTTGCTGTTTATCCTTTGACAAGATAATCGAATCGTTAAACCCATCAAGCACACCGCTTGAACTGTTGACTCCGTCCATAAACTCACTAATCTTATCACCGATACCCTCATATGTTTCCGAGAGATTGTCATTTGCGGTTTTTAGCGATTCTTCAGCAGTTACAAGGTCATTTGTGCTTTGCGTTGCATCACCGTTGGCGGCAGAAAATGCAACAATACCGGCTGTCAGTGCTGTTATTCCCGTCAAGATAAGCACAGCCGGATTGAGTGACATTGCCAAGTTCCAAGCATACTGAGCGGCTGTGGCAAGTGTAATCTCGCCCGTTAATGCACCGACTGCAATTTGTTTAAGCGTTATAGTGCCGAGTGATGCCGCCTCAGCAAGACTTTCGGCGGTAACGGATGCGGCATGCTCTTTCACAAGAGCAGTAATTGCTGATATGATTTGCCAAGCCTTCCACGCTGTGACGGCAGTTGTCACAATTGGCAAAAGTATATTAAGGTTGTCAGCGATAATATCAATAGCTTTTGCAAGTGGAGGTATAACTACTTTTGCAATGTCAGTAATAGTTTTACCGAGGTTAATCAAAATGGTTTTAACTGTATTGATAGCTTTTTTAAGACCGCCATTTTCAAAGGATTTTTTGATAGTGTTAATTGCCTCTTTAACGGGGGCTTGCAGTTCTTTTGGCAGTAACTTAACTAAGTTTTTAGTTAAAGCATCTACGATACTTTTTGCCGCAGACAGTAGATCGGGAGCACGGTCACTTATGCCTTTAACCAATGTTTTTACGATGTTTATAGCCGCTTTAACAAGTTTTGATGAGTTATTTGCAATACCATTAACAAATGCCTGTAAAAATGACATAGCTGCATCAATCATCTTAGGTGCGGCTTCAACAGCTTTTGTTGCAAGCTCACCGAAAATAGAGCCTGCTTCTTCAATCATTCCCGACAAGCCACCTTCGGT